CAATAACAGAATTAAGGAGAGACTTTCGATGTCTTTCCTTATTATTATCTCTTATTGAGAGGGATACATTCAAAGATGACCCTACTACTCAAGCTTTTGATGACTTGACTGGTTATCAAAGTCACTATCTAGAAGATACTGATACAATTCAGTGTTCTATTAAAACTTTAATGATCCAAAATCCTGGAAAATTTAAGATGAGAGGAATCCATATTGCTGAAAATGCAATACAAGATCGATGTAACTTTATTCACAGATGTGTGAGTAAAGGCTTATCGGTTATGAAAACTGATTGTTCTCATAATCAGGATAGAGGCAGGTCCTTTGCAAGAACCTTAACTCTCCAGTGGAAAACTGCCGATACAAATGACAGAATTGGTATTTATTGCTTAGATTTTTCTAATGCAACTGATACTATGGATCAAGATTTTCAAAATAAAGTCTTGTCCTACTGTATGAATCCCACAATTTCAAATTATTGGGGGATGCTATCAAGAAGTCAAAAGATCTTCAAGAGATCTGATGGCTCAGAGGTAGTGTATTGCCAGAAAACTGGACAACCACAAGGTTTACTAGGAAGCTTTGATGCTTTCTCATTGGCTCATCACTTCATGATGCTAATGACCATGAAACATTGTAAGTTCGAGAAATTCTATTCTGAAGAATTTTATCGAATCCTAGGTGATGACTCTATTTTAAATACAATAGTGCCAGAACAGGACCTGGAGAACGATGAATTCGTTCTATCAGCATATAAAAGAGTGTGCAGGTTTGCAAACTTCATCATTAATGATGACAAAGGTATCTATACCTTCCATCACAGTGATTTCGCTTTGGCTTCATTTGCTAAAGTCGATTTCATGAATGGTGTGAACTTCAGTCCTACACCTTATCGATTAGCAACGTTGTATATAAGTACAACGCCTGAAAAGACTGAACTAGGCCATTTAGGCGTAGCTCTCTGGAGAGGACAAGTAGGATATCTTGGATTTCAAGATTTTCTACATTCTAGTTTATCCAGGTTCACAGATGGACCTTGGATTATCAAGATGC